TGGTCCGTCACTTAAGTCGGGGGCCATCACCAGCGGTGCATCGTCTACAACCATACATGCGCTGCGAACATTCCCAGCCGACTGGAAACTGGACCACCGATTCACTTGTGACGGGTGACGGATGTGACGGGACGAAACGTACTTGTCTTGTGTGTGTATGCGTATGTGTGGGTATATAGGTTATTACCCGTCACATCCATCACATCCATCACACTATAGCTCTGACCTGGGGTTTTAGGTGTGACGGGTTGTGTGACGGATCGCGATTTGTGACGGGTAATACAGATGTATAGGTGCCAAGGCGAGGGAATAGGCCCGAGGCTCGGCGGGTTGACCCAGGTAACCCGTTAGCTAACTAAGGAGCAAACATGAACAGTGAACTGGCTCTCATACAGAGCAGCGCCCTTCGTGCCGAGTATGTTCGTGCGCTCGACGATGCCGTCTACCAGATCCCCGGCTTCCCGTGGCCCCAGGGGCGCCCCGTCATCAGCCGTCAGGAACTAGCGCACGCCTACCAGGTGAGCGAGGATGTGATCAGGATTCAAGCGCAGGCGCACCGGGAAGAGCTGGAGTCGCACGGGTATTCGATTATAGACCGTGAACAAGCAAAAGAAGCCGGTCTTCCTTTGAACCCTGATTACAACTACCCCCGTGGAGTGGCTGTATACACCCCTGCCGCTGCCGTGGTATCCGGCATGATGCTCACGACGTCGCCGGTAACCCCGCAGATCCGGCAATGGATCATCGGGCGGCTCCAAGGCCCCACATCTGTAGCTGAGATCCTGAAAGCTCACGGCTCCCAGCTTGACTCCATAGGTTTCCACGATAACGGTACTGTCCGGTACGTGAGGTTCCGGCGTAAGATCGTAGAGGCCCCGCGCTTTGATCTCAGGACAGCCTTGAACGAATTGGTGGACAGGGACATCGCTGCCGACTACCTCAACGATCAGGACGACAAGGATGACTATAACCGCACACCATACCGGCCCTTGATGATCGAGAAGCTACGAAGGTGGCTCAGCCTGTAACTTCTTGAGGAGCGTTCCGGGGCATCCGTACTTGCCGTCGTAGGCCGACTGGGGCCGGTACAGCGGGCAGTAGAAGCAGGAGTCGTCGCTCGGCGTGGCCGTGACATCCATGATGTTGAACTGGTTGGTCCGGACGAGCTGGGCTATCTCCTGCCGCCGCGCGGTGTTTTTCAGCACCTCGGCTACGAGCTCGTCATCCTCGGCCGTGGGTGTGTGCTCCCAGACGTACATGTCGTCGAGCGAACTGCCAGTGCGGGGCCACGCGATGAGAACAATACGGTCCACCGGCAAGCCCAGGTTCAGGTAGCCGAGTCGGTAGAGCAGAAGCTGGATATAGTAGACGCGCTTCGGACCCTTGGACTTCAGCTTCGTCATGCTCGCCTGGCCCAGAAACTTGTGGTCCACCAGCGCGCGGTTGTAGGCGTCGTACAGGTCGGCGGTGCCGGGGTGCGGGTCTGGGCCGGGGTCGGGGGTGACTCGGGCCTCAGTGATCCACCGGGCGTACTGCTGGTCGGCGTTGTCCCACTGGAAAGCGCCTTCAACATAGGCATGGCCGGCCGTCCCCATCACTGAGGGCCACGGGTCACCGACGTTGTTGGTGTGCTTGGTAGCGGCCATCTTCGCGACGACTTGCCGGTCACATTCCTCCCCAAGCTCGCTCGGCCCAAGCGACTTTTGTACACTTCTCGGGGCTCGGGCCGCGTATCTCTTGACGATGCCCTTGAGTTCGTTGCCATACTGTTCGGCCCACCTAGTGGACCCTGCTGTAGATTTCGGAGTAGCCGCCATGAAGTCTTTTACAGTAAAGTTGTCAGCCACGCGATCGCCTTTCTGTGCGTACACGATGACAGTTCGCGCAGACTACTTCACACTTCTCTAGCTCCGCAGCGATTATTTCTAGCTTGCGTCGGCGTAGCCTTGCTATACCGCCTACTTTTTCGAAACCGGGCAAGTGATCGAAGTCTAGGGCACAAGCATGCTTAGCGTAACCGCAGTCTATGCAACCGCTGTCCAGCTTGATACTGTCTATCAAGTCTTTGATCTCGGCGGCACGTCTATCTATAGTAAGGCGCTTTTGTTTTCGTAGGTCCGGGTCAGAGGCATACTTTAGACGTTCTGAGTCCCGATGTGCCTGAAGAGATTTGGCTTGTTTGCACTCGTATCCATGACCTTTACTTCGTGCACAAGAGGCCTTGGCTAGCGGCATCCACTTTCCACAAAGTTCCGTATCAGCCACGGGTCACCACTGGTCGTCAGGGAAGTCAGTGCCCGCGACGAACTCGTACAGTTTCTCACCTAGCTTCTCGCGGCGGGTACCGATCCAGGTCTTCAGGCGCTGCCTGCGGGTCGGCGGTACGTACGGGTGTTTGAGGCAGTAGGCCACGGGGTCGGACAGGAACAGGTCCAGGTCTGGGATCTGCGAGTCGGCTATCAGTTCGTCGCTCACGCTCAGCCTGAAGTACTGCTTGACTAGTGCCTTCCTGAACTCAGGTGGGACCAGGTTGTCCGTCACGGGCTGCCCTCTCTGCTAGATATTCCCCGGCGCAGCGGAAGATAGGCTCGGGGTAGGTCTCGTCTAGGTAGATAGTAAGGCCGAACACCCTGTCCCCTAGCTGGTAGGCACCGTACGCCGGGTGAATTTCAGGGCTGAACGACTCCTGTATCCGGCCTAGCCACACGCTGTCCATGACCACGCAGTCCGGAGCGGGAGGACGCGTCTGAGCCTTAGCCTTGAGCACGATGTCCCGTATGTCATAGAGGGTCAGAGGCTCACTTTCCACGCTTCAGCTCCCAGTATTCCTTAGGCAGTTTGAACGCCTCGTACACGTCCGGCAGGTACTCACGGATCTTCGGGTTCGACAGGTAGAAGGACGAGTGGAAGGTATAGGCCACCGGGGGGTACATGTCACAGCCGGGGATGTCATAGGCCTTGGTTGGCCGGGAGTCCTCTTCGGCGTGCATCGCTTCTAGCTCGGACAGGATCGATGTCTTCAGCTCGTCGTACGCCTTCTTAGCCTCGTCGGCCGCGGCCTTCCGGGTCTCGTACAGGCACAGCAGGCCGGCCAAGCGAGAGTCGGGGTCGGGCTTGACCAGCACGCGCTCCGGCCGCTTCTTCTCTTCGGTAGGCTCTGTCATGATTCAAGGATACCGAGCCGGAATATACTGTTGACCGAGCTGGTTATATGTAGCGTCAGCAACCACATGCAGGCCTAACCACCTATCAAGGGAGCGCTTATGAACCTCAATTCCAAGAACGAGGGCACGATCGAAGTCGAAACCCTCCAAGACTACAACGCGACCGTCGTCCGGCTCCGGACCCGTGACTTCGTCGTGACCGGTTCATCCCGCCGCGACCCGAGCGATACCTTCGACGCTGTGACCGGTGACGTCCTCGCCATGTCCCGCGCACTGGAGGTGCTGTCGGTCAAATACCGGAAGCTCGCGCAGGCCCGTATGAACGAGCAGGCAAACGATCGCGCTAACCGGGCTAAGGCCAAGGAGTGGCACGCCGAACAGGCCGACCTAAAGGGGAAGGCGCCGACCTTCAGCTACGATGCTTATCGCATCCTAGACGTCCCCATGTTCACTGCCTGTTACACCCAGACCGCCAGCTCGCTCGGCGGCGGGGGCGGCTCTGTGGACGTTGAAAGTTCTTCGGCCAGCTCGCCCGGTGCTTCGGCCAGCTCGCCCGGTGGCGGGGGCAACTCGGGCAGGTTCAGTGTCCTGCCGGGCGGCTCGGTCGCGCTTCTCCTGAGGGACGGCCGGATCATGACCGTTTCCCCGGACGGCGTCACCTGGATCGAGAGCCCCACAATCACCACCACCACCTGACCATAGTCGGGTCTGTACGGTACCCTTGACCTAGGAGCTCCGAACTCGGCGGGGCAGCTACGGTCAAGGGGAAGAAGTGACGTGGACTGGTCGTATGTGATCTACGTCGTGGCTACGTGTCTAATGGCTGCTGTTGCTTTGTTCGAATGGAACCAGAACCGGAGCCGTCACAAGGTAGGGAAGATGAAGGAGATCATTGATCTTTCACTCGCGACTGCCTTGACCCCTGTTGTGGAACGCCTGACCGTAGTCGAAACCAAGATCGATGTCTTCTGGCGTTCGGTTGCGATGAACCAAGCCAACATCCTGCACCAGCCCCATCCTGACCGCGCCCATATTGACATCCTGCTCGAAGCCTGGAAGTCCGGGGGACTCACCCCGACTCAGGATGTACAGCTAAAGCACTATCTGCATCTGATCCGGGACTATGAGCCTGGCACGGACGTCGGATTCCCTGTACGAGACGGCGAGCAGACCGCGGCGGGCATGTTCCTCGCGACGATGGACCTAGCCTAAACCCGGAATAGCCTCCGGTCGGCCGGTGTTCCACTAGTATCTGACCTATTTGGAGGCGACCATGATCCAATGCCACAATCCCTATTGCCCGTATGGCGGGTACCACACCTCGGCGACAACGCTCCGGTGCATCGGACCGGGGGAGTGCCAGATCGTGGACGAGCCAGCCTGGTATATCCCCTACGAGCCGACATACTCCCAACCCACACCTCGGCTTATGACGCACGCAGAATGGAGCGTGGACTACCACCACAAGACCGTGCAGAAGAGGCAGGCCGAGCTAGACCAGATCTACTACGACCTGCACGGCTACAAAGGACCCTTCGGGTACCAAGGTTGGCTGACAGAGTACACCCTGAACGGGACTCAGTACGCACTGGACCGCCTAGTCCAGGAGTTCGACCCGGCGAAACATATCTCACCACTGGACTACGCAGCATCCAAGCTGCCGACGTACGAAGAGAAGCCCAGGACTCCGCGGCGGTCTCTGTACAAGTGGACGTCGGAAACCCCGGTTCCTTCCGTAATTTTCGCGCTGCTACTCGTAATAGTCGTCCTGATCATGGCGTTCGTCTAAATACAACCACCAAGGAGAATCTATGAAACGAATAACTGCTATCGCGGCTGCCGTCGTGCTGTTCAGCGCCATCCCGGCCGGGTCCTACCTCACCACGCCGAAGGCTCATGCGTCGGGCCTGTCCAACCCGGCCGGAGCGTTCACCACCAGTGGCTCGACGATCCTCAAGGGCGGCACGCCTTTCGTTAACTATGGCGTCACGCTGTCCAACCTCCAGTTCCCGTCCGAGGTCTACGTGGGGTCCGGCTACTCAGCCGCCAACTCCCCGGCCCTCGCGACGATGAAATCTGAGCTTGATGCCATCGCAGGGGCATGGCACGGCAACACTGTCCGCATTCAGGTCCAGCAGGACCAGTACGTGGACTCGGTCAACGGCGATCCCACCCAGCCCTCCAGCTACTCCAGCGAGCCGACCTACTACGAGAACCTGACCAAGGACGCCATCTCCTACGCCGAGGGCCTAGGCCTTGTCGTCGTGATCAACGCCCAGACCGAAGCCAACAACACCGGCCCCAACGCGGGCATCCCGTTCGACTTCGGCGGCACCAGCAACACCACGGCCGAGGACATGCCGACCGCCAACACCGAGACCTTCTGGTCGGACATGTACCAGGCGTACGGCAGCGACCCGAACATCGTCATTGACAGCTTCAACGAACCGCGGCTGCCCAGCATGACTCTCGATCAGTGGCTCAACGGCACCACCGGTTTCATCGGCTTCCAGGATCTGACCGACTACATCCGCGCGCTTGGATGGGCCGCTCAAATCTGGCAGGAAGCACCGATCGCTAGCCTGATCACTACCCCGGCCGACCTGATAGCGGACCCAGACAGCAACTCGGTGTACTCCTACCACCACGTCTCCAACGGCAACGACCCGTACGGCGACGGATACTGGGCTACCCAGTTCGGGGACCTCATCACCCAGGACAACGTACCGGTGGTGGACGGCGAGTGGACCAACAGGACCGAGGTCGGCCCCGAGTTCAACGGTGCCTACCCCAACGGCAACGCCGGTCAGTGCTGGGGCGCCGCGCCCACTGAGGTGCCGACCTACCTGAGCTACTTGGCCAGCCTGAACATCGGCATGACCATGTGGACCCTCGGACCGGACGAGAACGACCTCAGCTACGACGTCATGAACCGCACCAGCAGCTACAGCACGCCCAACAGCTACTCGGGCTGGACCTCGGGCTGCGACCAGTCTCAGGGTGCGGTGCGAGCCGGGGCCGGCCAGGATATCATGAACTTGTTTGACGCTCAGGACTCGTTCAACCCGTAGACTGTAAGAGTACGATCCCCTATAGCTCAATTGGTAGAGCGTCGGCTTCTGGTGCCGAAGGCTTGAGGTTCGAATCCTTGTGGGGGAGCTCTGGTGTAGCTCAGTTGGTAGAGCAGCGGATTGTTAATCCGCGTTGCAGAGGTTCGAATCCTCTCACCAGAGCTTAGCTGAACCGGCCGGGGTAAAGCATGCTGATGATCGAGCTGATGTCCGTCCTAGCCGACTGGTAAGGCGTGATAGCCGCGGTCTGCGTTGCGTCGTTGAACTCGTACTCGCCGATCAGGAACGTCAGTGGAGCGAACCCCACCTCTCCGCCGAACGCTGCGTTGTTCACCTGTACCGTAGCGATCCGGCCGCCCCAGTTGCAGCCCAGGTCCACCGGAAAACCCCCGACGTTCAGGAGCTGTCCGGGCTGGACGCTGAACGTCGCTGCGAAGTTGACCCGGATGTACTTGTTCAGGACGTTCCGGCCAATAGCCGCCGCGGCAGCCTGACTCATAGTCCCGGCGCTCGTCACGTCCAGGGTGTACTCCATGCGCCCCTGTGACGCCACCGACGAGGGGTTGTCCACCATGACCGTGGTGAACGTCGCGGCCTTTGCCTTCTGCGTGGATGTGGCTGTGACGTCGCTGGTCGCCTGGTAGTAGACGATGATGGTGTTAATGTTCGCGTTGATCGTCCGCGGTATCGGGTTGGTGTTGATGATGTACAGGTCCGGAGGGGTCCGCGGCAGTGCCTGAAGCAGGTCCACGCGCTTGAACTTGTCGCCCTGGAGGATCTGCGTTGAGACCTTAGTGGACGGGCCGGGCTGAAGCGGGTTGCCGGACTGGTCCTGCGGGAGCTGAAAGACCTTGAGCTGCCACGGAGCGGGAGGCATAGTGCTCGCGCCAGCCGGCTGACGCAGTTCCCAGGTGAGGGAGCCTCCGGTGCACAGCAGATTCAGGAAGTCCGTGATCATGAGCGAGCCGGGGTCCTGGACAGGTCCTAGGTAGATCCCTGAGGGGGTGCCAATGCCGCCGTTCTGCCAGCGCAGTCCTCGGGCAATAGCGAAGTCGATCGGGGCGTCGGCAGTCCAGCCGTTAGACCCTGCTGTCGGGCCGGCTCCGGGCTCCCACCAGGCTCCGAAGTTCGCGCCGTACGTACCGACCCCGTTCGCGGTGATATCCCAGCCGGTAGGCGTCGGCGTGGGCTCGTTCAGGACGCCTTCCCAGATGCATGAGGCTCCGCGGTGCGCGGTGACGATCCGGCCGGTGTTAAGGGCGTCGGTGCGGTATGTCGGCTCTACCTGGAGCGTGCATGAGAGCGAGTCAGGGCCGCCAGGCAGGGAATAGCTGTAGTCCGTGTCCGCTACGTGACCGATCGTGCCGAGCCACTTCGGGTTGAACGGCTGCGGGACGGTGATGATGCCATCCTGACCCGCATTGAAGGTGTTCGATGTGACGGGGGAGTAGTACACCCACCAGGTACCGCTGAGCTGCTGGACGGAGACGACCGTACACAAGGTAGGATCGGCCTTGATACCGTACGGGGCAGTCTGGCCGCCTGTCTCACGGTCTCCGGAGATAGAAGCCGTCCACGTGGAGATGCCGTACGCGTCGATAGCGTACTGTGCCGCGCCGAACTTGGAGTTCGGAAGCATCGCGGCGTCTTCGAAGGGAGGAGGGTACGGGAAGGTAGTGCCTGCCGAGGACGACGTCCAGCACTGAAACTTCTCACCGGCTTGCATTGGGGGGGTGTGCTGACCCTCTTGCTGAGCCCAGCGGGTGGTGTCCAGGGTGAAGTACCCGTATCGACGACCGTCCGAGGCCGAGCCCGCGAAGATCATGTCTTCAGTGGTGGTGCCGGCCTTCGTGATCTTGAACGCGCGCTGAGGTAGCGGAGGTGCCCAGGTGCAGATCTGGGTTGCGTTGAGCTTTTCGAGTGCCACTGAGCACCCCCTTCTTTAGGTCAAGTCTACTCGGGTTAGACGTCTAGAGCGCCGCTGTAGCTGCCGCCGTTCAACCCTACGTAGTTAAGCCCCGCTACTAGGATGTCTGATTTTGTTATAGACAGAACATGTATGTCAGTACCTAGATCCGACAGTAGTGCGTTTACGGCTGTGACGAAGTCTTGTACTGCTCCGTCAAAGAACGTAGTGTCAGGAGCGCAAGGCCCTTCCGTCCCCTGATTAGGGAGAGGCATGCTTGTTATAAAGACCGTTCCGCCAACTTCATACCCGTATCCTTCATACTGGAGGGTATAGGTAATTGAACTAGCTCCGGGTGCGGACATGCTGTCATCGTAAGGGACGGGCCAAGTGTCAGACATGAGTTCTCCTTTGGTTGTGCTTCTAGTGTAGCTAGGTCAGGTTAGAGGTAGATAAGGGCCTACGCTGATAGGAAAGCTCACTCCGTCTAGGGACAAGTTGTTGCCGGATGTTATCGAAGAGATCGACAGCCCTCCTGTGCTAGACAGCAGTAGACGCAGGTTAGCGGCGGGTGTACCTGAGATCAGACCTATAGGTATACCCATGTTGTTGGCGCCTATAGCGGCGGTGAAGTAACCGGCGGGAAGCACAGCTATACCTACACCTGTGCCTGTTGTGGTAGTAGAGATTCGGCCGGTTAGCTGCAAGTCTCCTTGAGCAGTAAGCCGGAAGCCTACCGCGTACCCAGTTACCGCACTCCAGTTGTTGATTAGATATGGCGTCATGTCGTGCCAGATCTCTGGCTTGAAGGCACCCGGCGTCTGGTTAGCGGTCATCGGGTTGAATGCCTGAATCTGTCCCGTGAATCCGGCACCCAACTGGTTGCCTTCAGCATCCGTTACTGCGAAAGGTTCGACCGTTGCGACGGGGATTGCTTCGTTGTTGATTGCGGTGATAGCTATGTAGCCACCACCGGCTGTCTGTCCTCGGAAGGGTGTTCCTGTCGTGTAGATTACCGTCAGCACGGGCTCAAGGCTGTTGCCGAACGAGTCGGTAGCGCCCGGTCCATAGATGCTAGTGTAGAAGTAGTTCGCCGCGGGTGCGTTGTAGGCATCAAGCTGAGCGTTCGGCGGGGTCGCGGCTGTACCACCGGGTCCGATCACAATCGCAGTTGCCGTCCCGTTCTGCAATGCTACAGGTAGGGCGGTGTTCATCAAGCTGATCTGCTGGGCATCCGTCGAACTCTGAAGTACGTACGGCGCAAGCTGCGTTATTGAGCTGTATGCCGCAGTGTTCTCGTAGAGGGTAGGCAGAGACGCATCCGCGGAGTAGTTGACCTCCAGGATAGGATCGATGGTGTTCGTCGGGTTCGCGTTGTAGACCGTCAAGTAACAGTCCACGATCGTCTTGCCCGTGAGCGTAGTCGCTAGGCCGGGAGGCAGCAGCAGGATCGCGTTCTTAGATCCTGTAGTAGGGTCAGAAGCTTGGCCGCCTGCGATGAGAGTAGACTGCGTGCCCTGCTGGTTCGGATTGTAGAGAGCGCCGGGGTTGGTTCCGTCAATCCCGTTGTACGAGGCCGCGGTTGTGACAACTTCGGTCAGTGTAGTCGGCGCTAGCAGGGATGTACTCGCCCCGCAACCGCCTCCCCCCGCTCCTTGGATAGCTAGAGTACCGCCCTTGTTTACGCCCGAGTTAGAGCCCGCGCCGCCACCTTGTCCATCGGTAGTTATCTGCGAGACGAGCGGCTGCTGTGCAGGGGGTGTACCGCCTTGTCCGCCCGTAATCCCGGAGGCCTCCACTCCAGCGCCTCCAGCGACGAAGTAAGGTGCCGTTGTCGCGGGGATCGATGTGCTCGGGCCACCTGAAGCACCGCCGCCCGCGCCACCCGTAGGAGGACTAGAACCAAACGCTGTGGTTAGCAGTGCCGTATTAGGTACGCCTTCGGCGAACCAGAAGTTCGACATGTACCCGAAGAAGCCACCCGTGTTGGTGTCCGGACGCAGAGCCAGCGCCATCGGGTACGCACCACCGCCGACCGTTGTGAATCCTGCGGCACCGGACTGCACCGAGGTACCGTTCACGTATAGGGTCATCGTGCCATTGTTAAACACACCGACTACGTAGTACCAGGTGCTCGGTGTAGGTGTCGTTGCGCTAGCCGGAGCTAGGATCGTGTTTTTGATTGAAGAAGTCTGACCGCAATATAGCCCTAGCTGCCACACAGGAGCGCCTGAGGAGCCTGTGTTACGGAAGAACAGGCCTATACCGGGGACGTTAGCGTTCGGGTAGGCACAGTTAGCCGCAATGGTGACATTAGCGATGCTCGGTGGCCCCCAGATACCGGACGGATCACACTGCACCCAGCCGCTGATCATCAGGTAGCTGCCAGAGAAGCCGAACGACGGGCAGTTTATGCGCGCAGAAGGGTTGTTTACGTTGCCCTTAGTTATCTGGACACAGCTACCGTACTCGGTGAAGTTTCCGTTAGGGTCCGTGAAGTTGTTCTGTGTCGGGACCTGGTTGGGTGCGGCAGGAGACAGGGTTGTAGCCGCACCCCCGGTGAAGTTGGTGACTCCAGCAGGAGTGCCTGTAGGGTTAGCTTCGTTGTAGCACTGGGTGAGTGGCGTACCGAAGTCGTCCATAGGCAGCCACATAGGGATGCTCGGCGGCAGGTGTGCCCACAAGCTACCGGGGTTAGACAAAAATGCTAGAGGGTTGTCAGATGCGTACCCAGAGTTGTTGGTCGCACCCGCACCGCCAGCCGAGGCGATCGTGTTAGCAGACCCGGAACCGCCTAGACCGCCCTGACCCGGTGCGGTACCATCGCCGGGCGCTCCTCCGTGTGCGTGTACCCCGCCAGGCAGATTGACTCCAGATACGTCAAAGATCGTGTCACCGCCACTGAAGCCGCCACCGCCTTCGACAAGCTGGTTGTTAGTGTTTGCGAAGCCAGCTTGGCCGCCGATACCCCTGATCCAGATGTACGCTAGGCCAGGAGTTATGGTGTACGTAGGTTCGCAGGCATACTCACCGCCACCGCCACCGCCACCGCCACTGCCCGGAGTGATAGTTCCGCCACCGCCACCGCCACCGGCCGCGAAGCACTCCACCTGGACCGGGTAGTCGGCACCGCTGTTGATGTCCGGCGCTACCCACACCCCCCACAACGCGCCCGAGGTGTTGATGAGCAGCTCGTTACCGACTACAGCCCCGGTGCCTATGTTCGCAGGCAGAGGCTGGTACACCGTGGACGGGGATATAGGCGTTGAGTAGCTGGGCAACAGGGAGTTGATCCGGGCGAACAGCCCCTGCGCCTTGGAGAGTGCTGTGGTCTTGACCAGGTTCGGCTTCGGTCCGCTGCCCATCAGACGGTCCTCGTTAGGTACCAGCGCGGTGCGTACGTGATGCCCAGGTACGGAGCACCAGACGGGGACCACGTCATGATCGTGTTGTCGCCGGGCGAGAGATACAAAGGTCCTCCGTTGACAGAAGCGAAGTCCAGGATGCTCACCTGGTGCTCGCGGTCCTGCACGGTTGCACCGATGAAGCCCAGGTCCTTGTTAGGCGTGGTCTCGTCTACGTAGTAGTTGACGTAGGTCCCGTAGCCAGGCGTACCAGGCGCGACGTTGATCAGCACGGTGCTGCCCTGGGTGTCCAGCATCAGGACATCCATGAACCGGTCGTTCGTGTCGGTGTCGTTGACTGCGACGGTGAAGTAGGACTGGTCGTTGTGGTTCGAGTAGTCCTTGATCGGCAGTGTTACTTCGCCGAGGTTCACTACACCGTTCACGACGTCCGTAGCAGGGGTCAGTGCCTTGGTTGCCTGCACTGAGTACCGCGGACCACCGGGGTACTCGTACTGGTTGATCGTCACGGACACCTGCCGGGAGGACTGCGGCGAATCCCAGTAGTAGTTCGCTAGCAAGACGGTGTACGTACTGTCGAACACCGCGTTGACACCGGGGACAAGCGCCGGAACCGTGTATTCCGTGTTGTTCGGGATGTCAGTGATCGGTATCGGTGTGATCGGCGAGATGTTGTTGTTCGCGGTGTTGCTCGGCTTGTGGATGATCAGCGTGTTGAACGGCTGCAACGGAGGCTGCCACGTCAGACGTACCAGTCCAGCCGCCCCTTGGCCACCAGACTGCGGGACCGCGACGCTGTTTCCCCACGCACCACCGCCACCGCCACCAGGTATAGCAGCACCGCCACCGCCGCTGTTCAAGCTCTGCGCACCGGCACCGCCCTTGCCTCCACCTGCGAAGCCAGGGCCGCCGAAGTTGAATGTCGCCGGGTAACCAGGTCCGTTCGGGCCAGCGGCAGCTCCACCGCCCTGTCCTAGCGCGCTGTCCGGGGTGTAGGACGAGTTCGGAGCGAAGCCTAGGCCCAGTGACCCCCACGGGTTAGAGCCGCTGTACGTGCCGGAGAAGACGCCTGAGGCCGCATCCACGATCTGTGTAGCGTAGACGCGTGCGTTCAAGTAACCAGGGGTCGGAGACATGGTGGATGTCTGATCAACCTGGTTGGTGCCACCTGAGACCGGAGGACCCCCGGTGAAGCTAGCGCTGACTGCGTTAGCCAAGACGGATAGTAGCACGGTGTCAGGCTGAGCGGTGACTGAGGCCCAGGTGACTGCGGGGGTCGTGCTCGTGCCGGTAGCGCCCGCGGTGACGGGAGCCGAGGCAGAGACGTTGGGCAGCCAGTACACCGAGGCCCAGTACTCCGGTGCGGCCGATACCGTACCCCAGTTGATCGAGCCGGTGACGCCCTGAGCCAAGCCCGCTGTGACTGGTGCGGTGTACGCCCAGATGTTTCCGCCGTTCGACGGTAGCTGTACGTAAGCCTGCTTGGTGTATACGTTTCCGGAAGCATCGTGTACAGCAGAGGGAGCCGCGGTGATAGAGGCACCTGATCCGCACATACCCACGACGGCGATGACACCCTGCGCGTCGATAGAGGCAGCGTTAGTCCAGGTGGTAGAAGCCCCCGGCGTGGTGCCCGTACGCCAGTCCATCTGCACGACGCTCTGCGCTTGGTTAGCAGCGAGCAGCGGGATGCAAAGCGTAGCCCAGTTCGCTGCGGAGCCGATGCTAGCGGTCAGGTTGTCGGCCGTGTTGACGCCGTTAGCGCCGCCCTCGTTCAGGCCGACGTAGGCGTTCATGATCAGAGCACCCGCAGTCTGACTACCGGTAGTGCTCGCGGGGTACCAGAGGCGGTTGTTGTACGCCGTCTGGGTAAAAGCCTGGGTGCCGTCGTTGACCACCAAGACCAGCTCGTACTGAAGGGAGCTGCCATCGCCCTCGGCGAATGTTCCGGAGATCGCGGTCCCGTTTCCATGACTGCTGCTTGCGTTTGCGGCAGTGATACCGCCGACTAGCCATGGAGAGGCGTACCAGAGCACACCGTACTGCTGTGCTGTTGCGGAGGCAACGGTCAGCGTCGTAGCGGTCGTGATAGCGAACTGGAGGTTGGAGGTGAACGCGTAGATCGTCACACCCCCCGTGCCTGCCGTGCCGCCGCTCTGAGAACTCTGCTGGGTGTAGACGTTTCCCGCGGAGTCCGAGACGTACAGGTCCGAGACAGGAGCCGCGCTCTCCACCAAGACGACTCCGACACCCTGAGCACACGAGCTAGCCGCAGCAGTGGTTGTTCCGCTAGCCGTGGTGTAGGCCAAGTTGTTCAAAGCCTGGAAGATGTTGTTGACCCGAGGGGCACCGATGTAAGCACCCTGCGGTCCGGTGACACTGAAGCCACCTTGCCCGCCACCAAAGCTGATTGTGTTCGCCCCGGCCACACCGCCCAGTGCACCCACTGCGGAGTTGCTCAAGGCAGAGTTACCGCCGTTAGCGGTGACTACCTTAGCCGTGGTGGCTAGCGAGCCGAAGGACGTAGCCCCGCCAGGCACCGGACTGCCCCCACCAATCTCGTAGGAGATCTGGACAAGGCCCGCGCCACCGTTAGCACCGAGGAAGTTCACGGTTGCCTGTGACAGCTTCTCGGTGGCCGGCTGGATCGAGCTGGACAACGGAGGGCCGGAGTAGCCACCGCCACCGCCACCGCCTGGCTGAGTTCCCGCGACGGGGAAGCCCGGCACGCTCGCACCTGCACCACCGGAGCCACCCTGGGTCTGCGGGTTGCTGACGCTTGTCGCTCCTACACCGCCCGCACCCGAGCCCTGCCAGCGGCCGTACACCGACGAGGCGGGGGAGTCTCCACCGGGGAGCCCTCGGCCAGTCGGGTTAGCAGCCGCGCCACCACCACCACCAGCGGGACCGGGGGATGAGCCGCCCTGACCGCCAGTCCAGCGCGTGGTAGCCGTTGAGTTGATGCCGCCCGTGCCGCCGTTCGTGCCTCCGGTAAGAGGAGAGACCCCGCCATAGGAGACGATGTACGCGTGGTTAGGTCCCGGACAGCTCGTCGGACCGAACCAGGAGGTTTCACCTAGACGCGAGCCACGAGCCGCCGCAGAAGTTCCGGTGTCCGCAGTACCGCCGTGAGCAACCCAGATGTAGTAGGTGACACCAGGGGTGAGAGTGGTCGTGAGGCCGTTCGCGTAGGTGCCGGAGCTGAAGTTCGGTTCGGCCGCGTACTCGGCACCGCCCCCGCCACCGCCACCAGCGGCACCAGCAGCACCGCCGCCCCACAGCTCAATCTTGGCCGTGGTGACGTCGATAGGGCAGGTCCAGTGGGACAGGCCGGGGGTGACGAACTGGAGGACAGTCGGAGAGACCTGTGCGGGGAGACCACCCGCGCCCACGCTGTAGGGGACCTTCTGGCCGGGCACCACCGAGAGCGCGGGTTCGCAGGAGTACGCCGCTCCACCGCCACCAGCACCACCGATGACACGCGCGAGGTTACAGGTAGCGCCAGCGCCACCGCCGCCCCACGTCTCGCCCTGGACGGTGTAGACGTACGGCGGCACAACCCAGTAGCCGGAGCTCGGACCGGTGTATTCGACGACCTGGTTTGCTTCCGCGGGGAGCTGAGCCTGGACGGAGATCTCTGATCGCGCGGTGCCAGCCATTCCGAAGACGTTGTAGACGATGCCGCGAGGAGAGGTGGCGTTCGCGATGGTCTGCGGGTTTGCGGTGAGGCCGTTCAGCCACGCGTGCATACGGACATAGCCGACGTGACCCGAGCCAGACCAGTTGGAGACCGTTACCTGGTAGGACGATACGGCGTCGTAAGAGAAGCTGGTGTTGCCCTGCGGAATAGACGCGGTGATCTGCGTCCACTTAGGCGTGGTCGGCGTCTCACCCCACGTGACGTTCTTGTACGAGGCGCTGAAGCTGAGGGTCTTGCCGTTATTGTCGGTCAGCACATAAGCGAGAGTGACATTCGACCGGAACTTGGTGTCGCGAGGCCACTGGACATCGTAGGCCTGCCCGAACCACACCGAGAGGTTAGGCAGCCCGGTGATGTTTACCGGGGCCGGGAGCGTCTTCGGGTACACCGCGGCCGGCCACGGCATGTGCATCGGCCGTGGCGGGAAGTAGTGCGCGCTGCCCCCGGCCAAGATGATGTTCTGCGTGTCCGGAATCCAGTTGGTGCCGACCGTGACATCTAGGGTGAGGCACACCGCGACGACGGGAGAGGACGAGCCGTAGGCAGTGGTGCAGGTGACCGCTGTGGTTCCCGCATCGCTCTGCCAGAACATGTCGGTGCTCAGCGTACCGTTTGCTAGGTTGTTACCATACGTCCAGCCCGCGGTACCGGCTACCTGTTGAGCCACCTGCGAGTTATTGTTCGCGAAGAAGGCCAGCGTAACCGGGTTGGTGGACTGGGTAGCGGGCCGAGACGTGACGGAAGGGGCGGCCGTAGTACCGGAGTTGACTGTCTGGGTGTCCAGGGCCTGCAACGACGGGATCGTGTAGGCACGGCACGTCATCGGCTGGGAGTTGGTCGTCGTGACGGTGATAGTGTCTGTGCCCGCGACGAGCGGCGTTGAGTTCTGCTGAGAAGCGAGTGTGAATATGCTGACGGCGGGGGCTGAGGCGAGCTGTTCGGACCCGACCACCGAGTAGGTATTGCCCTTGGTGTCCGTCGCGGTTACCGTCTGCGCGGTAGCGTTAGGACACGTCATAGTGACTAGAGTGCCGGCCTGTGTCGCCGTCGAAGCGGTGATCGGGATGACGCTCGTGAGGGCCGAGCCGCTCGCGGTCTTGCTGCCGATAACGCTTGGTCCGTTGATGGAGGTGAAGTTGTCCACAGTGACGGCCGAGCTGCCGGGGTTACCAGAGACCAGCGGGTTCGTGAAGGTCAGGTTCTGAACGCCATCAACATCCGATCGGCCGTATGGCATAGCCTGTATCGACAGCGTGATCATGCCGATTGGGCAGTTCGGCCGTCCGACCGGCGACCCTGTAGCGGAGCCACCCGCGTTGTAGTTGAAGCCGTACACGGGGTTGCTGGGAAGCGCGCGGAAGCTGTCGAAGATCATAGGCAGTCCGGTGTCGGCCGGGGTCCACTTGATCGGGAAGAAGCCCTGGTCAATCGTCTGCATCAGCAGCTCCATGGCGGCGTATACCTGCTTCATGCCGCCAGCCTGCGTACCGAAGATAATGATTGGGTACGACATGGTACGGTTGCTTGCGCGGGTGCCGAAGGGGCGCTCTCCGTCGAGCAGCATGGACGCGACGACGTCCTGGGTAGGCTGAGGGGCGTTCAGGTCATAGGAGGCTTCATAGCCGTACGCCGCGCTGTTCAGCGACGGAGGCGCCAAGATACGGAATCGCGGACCCGCACCGTTGGAGTCAAGCAGACCGGGTAGCGTGCACTGAACCCCGCCCGGGCCGCCCAGGGTCTCAATAATGTTGTCAATAACCAGGGAGTCGAAGTCGTTCGCGATGAGGGGACTGAAGGTCCACCCGACCTGAGCGCCGGTACCGTAGTTCGACCACGGGAAGTACGTGTAGGTGAACGCGTAGTTCTGGTTGATCGCCACGCCGCCCTGGTCCACCTCGGCCTGAAAGATCTGGAGCAGGTTGTTCGACGCGGGTACCGTACTGGTGACCCCGCCCTGCTGAAGGTAGGCCACGGCGTAGGAAGCGTTGGAGGGGACTTCACTGGCTGTGGTGCTGAACTGGTACTGCGTTCCGCCGGCCATGGTGGTCGGCGCCGCACCCAGGAAGCTGGATATAGGCGTGCCGGTAGCCGTGAAGAAGGACAGGGTCAGGGCTGCCGCACCCGAAGCGTAGGTGTAGTTGAGTTCGTAGGCCGCAGTCACGGTGAGCTGAATAATCTGGCCAGGATAGACCTGGATCTGCTCTGAGGCTGCTCCGGCTACGTGGGTGCCGTCACCCTGGATCGTCATCCAATACGGGTAGTTACTGACGGTCACTTGGAGCCTCCTTGTCCTGTCCTAGCCAGTCTACCGGCCCTGGGAACAAAATGCTCACGACCGGGGTTGTTCTAAGTTCGCCCCAAGCCTATAGGAGGCTAAGCCTAGGCGCTACCCGCCCGAGGCGAAGTAGGCCTTCCGCGCCCCGCCGCCCACGGCGTTGTTCAGCCCCTGGGCGTAGTTCTGAGCTTGACCAGAGGCGATCTGGTTGGCCCGCTCCAGCAAAGCGTTCTGCTTTTGAAGGATCGGAATCAGCATGCCCGTGTTTCCGTTTAGGCCCATAGCCGAGGCGCTGTTTCCCATCAGCGGTCCGACGTACTCGCCTGAACCGATGCTGTAGGGGGTGCCGGACCGCATACCCATGCCGATGATGCCCTCTGGCGTGATCCCTCCGGCCGAATAGCCATGACCTGAACCCATGCCCATTCCAGAGGCGTTGATCAGGGACGGACCGTAGGTGTGCTTAGCGTAGTTGATCGCTGCCGCTACGTTAGCCAGAGGGTTGAAGATGTTCGAACTGGTACCAGCGATGTGGTACGCCGCGAAAGTAGTACCGATGGTCTGAAGCAAGCCTCGCGACGGGTCACCATGCTGGGCGTTGACGTCCGTGTTGTTCTGCGCGTTCGGGTTGCCGCCCGATTCTGTCTGCATCTGGTACAGCACCTGGTTCAGCAGTGAAGAGGGCAGGCCGTTCATCGCCAAAGCTTCAAGCACCACGCTCTTCCATTGGTTGACGCCTCCGGTGGGAGAGAAGTTGACCGGTGAGCCCGAGCCTGCTCCTTGCGTCAAGGAGTTCTTAATGGAGGTGGTCATTTCCTTGACGGCCTGGGTCATGATCTGCTGGCTACCGGTCTGCATGCCCGTCTGGTCGGTGTTGTTGACCGCATTGACCGCGCTACTGACGCCGAGGCTAGGAACCACACCGCCCGCTGCATAGCCCTTTATGCCCGCGGCCTTAGCCATGTTCGCGAACCGGGGGGCGTGCTGGCTCGGGATAATCAGCTCGCCGCTCTTCACCATCGCCAGATGGTTGTCGCCACCGGGGCTTCCGCCTGGCACGATACCGCCCGCGGCGAAGTGGCCGCTCGATGTGAACGAGATATGAGCCAAGACATCGTTCAGGCCCGGACCAGCGCCCTTAGCCTGTACGGTACCCGTCGCGCTGACTGTGGTGGTGACCTGCGCGTTGTACGGACCGCCCTTTGCGTAGTTGTTCAGGGCCGTCTGAGCCTTCTGGGCCGCCGTCGCGGTGTTGTTGAGCTTCTCGCCCTGCTTGTCCAGGTACGAGTTCATCTCATTGATCGCGTTCTGGGTGTAGCCCTGCTGCTTCATGAACGCGTCGGTGTACTCGGTCGCCGTGCTCGTACTGTGGGTAGCCTTCACCAGGGCGTTGTAATAGTCGAGCCCAGTGAGCTTCACGGACGCGTTCAGCGTGTCGTTGCTGTTGTCCATCGCGGTGTGGAACTTGTCCGTCGCCGTGGTCAGAGCTCCCTGGGTGAGAGCCAGAGCCTGTGCGTTAGTGATGTCCTGAGACAGCGTGCCCGCTAGATTCTTGGCCGCCGACGATAGGTTGGACGAGGCTATGGTCAGCTTGTCCGTCGCGCCGACCGCGTTGTTTTCAGCGTCCTTGGTGTTGCCGACCCACTTGGACAGCGTCTGGAAGTTGGTCGTAGCTGGGCCGCCGACTAGCTGAGCCAGACCGGACAGCATGGAGATGTTCGTCTCAGAACCCTTAGCGAACGGCAGCATCTGAGCGACGGTGCCCTTGATTGCCTGCATCAGCAGGTTCTGAGATGTCTTGGTGTTACCCATCGCGGCCGACAAGTTCTGGAGCGAGCCGAGGTACGTCCCCGCAGCGTTGACCTGACCGGCGAAAGCCGCCTGCTGGGAGAGCATAGCCGCGGTGTTCTTGCTCGTAGCCACAGCGAGGCCCGCAGTAGTGGTAGAAGTAGTCTTTATTACACTACCCGCGGTGCCCGCCGTGGTCGCTACAGAGGTCTGCACCTTGGTAAGGCCGCTCAGGCCAGACTCGAAGGTCTGCAAGTCACCGACGCCACCGGTCAGCAGGGTCAGCCACGCCGACTCGGCCCCGGTCAGCGTTCCTAGGGCCTTGACGGCCGCCGAGGTGCTGATGTTGATCGCATTGAGCTGGTTACCGGCCGCGCCCGCCTGCGTGGTCATCAGGCCGTAGCCCTGTGCAACACCCTGAAGCTGGATCTGAAGCAGGTGGTACTGACTAGCGCTGTCCGTAGCCAAGGAAGAAGCCTTGACCCCGGCCAAGTTCATCAGGCCCATAGCCGCGCCGACACCGCCGTACTGCTGAGCCAAGTTGTTCTGCCGGATCGACGCGGTAGCGCTCTGCTCAATCAGCAGGCCCAGCCCCTGGGTGTACTGGGTAATAGCGGCCTTAGCTGCCGTAAGTTCCTGTGCCTGACCGCCATACGAAGCCGCAGTTGCGTGAGCAGCCTTAGTGTTCTCGTTCAGGTTGTTCGTCAGGTTGCTGTAAACGTTGGTGACGTCGTTCAGCTTAGCCGCGGTCGCCGCTATAGCCGCCTGGATATCTTGCTGAAGCGCTAGGTAGTTCGACTGCGCGACCATCTTCTGCATCTGCGCATTGAACTTCTGTGCAGCGGTGCCAGCATTCGTGAATGCCGTGAAAAGGCCGTAACCGACGATCGCGGAGAACGCGGCGATAGCCAAGCCTAGCGGGCCGAACGGAATCGCCGCCATGGCTCCTTCGAACAGGTCACTAGCCGCGGTTGCTATGCCTTCCGACCGGGCGATAGCTAGCAGTGTCGTGCTGAAAGCAATTGCGTACTTAGCGGCATTGACCATCCCGCCGATCAGGCCCCCCAGAGCGGCGCCCATGCCAGCTAGCTTGCCGGTAGTAGCCTCAATCGCGGTGCCCGCGGCCACAGCCGTCATAGCGCTCAGGAACGCGGTACCGAACGTCGCGACGAGGGTAGTCGCCAAGCCCAGGTAGAAGATTGCCCCGTGGAGCTTCAGGAACAGCGCGATGGCAGGCTGGAGGAAGCGCGTAACATCGGCCAGAACGGTCAGGCAGGCGTCGCCGAACTCCAGCAGCATCACGGCATAGCCAGGCACGGACTGAAGGACGGTGTGCAGGATGCGGCCGAGCTGGACGAAGGCGTCTGCCAGCAGGCCAGCATCGTGGGCGCCAGAAGCTATGAACTTCTCCAGTCCGCCACTGCTGTTCTGCGTCCACGCGACGATACGGGCCGCGACGTTGTCCACGCCCTTCGCCACGATGTCCAGGGCCGGACCCAGCTTGCCCGACGAGTCGTCAATACCCTGCAAGGCGATGCCGTAGAGCTCCAGTAGCTGAGGCTTCAGGGCTGCGGTCAGGGCGCCGGTCAGTTTGGGGTAGCTAGCAAAGACATCGCCAGTTGCCTTGCCGATCGTGTACATGTTGTAGAGCTGCTTGTACATCGCATAAGCCTCAGGCGCCGCAGCGGCGAAGAAGGCAAGCATCGCGACCGTAGCAGGAGCCCAGACCGCGGTGAACTCGACAACCGCTTCAAGCAGCATGTGCATGCCAGAGGCATAGGCGAGCATATGCGGCAGTGCTCCCAGTAGCACGTCTCCGAAGCCGGGGATAACCGAGCCCGAGAGCTTGTCCATGCCCGCCGCGAACAGCGGGATGGAGGTGTGGGAGATAGCGGCAACCATCCGGCCGAAGAAACCGTAGCCTCCGGCTGCCGACCGGCCTGCTTCCGCGGACGCCTGCAAGGTCTTGGAGAGGTCGGCCAGGGAGCGGTCCAGGTTCGTGACGTCCTGGATATCACTCGGCGAGACGATACCGTTGGAACGAAGAGCCTGAAGCTTGTCCTCGGCGATCGCGATTGCCTTAGAGATTGCCCCGAACGCTGCGGCGCCCGTCGTACCTCCGTCAGCCATGTCCTGCTTGAGCTGCTGGATACGGCTGTCCATCTTGCCGAGTTCGTTCGTCGCCGTAGCGATGGAGGTTGAACTCAGGAGGTTCGGGCCTGCGCCGCTGCTTAGGGTCCGGTTGACACCGGTCGCCTGTGCCTGGATAGCAGCTAGCTTGGCCGCGAGCATAGAAGTATTGCCGTTGATGACGACGTTGTTGCCGCGCCCGAGGGCCGTTAGCTCAGCCTTGAGCTGGCCGATCGTCTTGACCAGTGCGGCCTGGTTGATGTTCGGCGAGATGTTGACGGTAGGCTTGAGGCCCGACAGGGCCTGCTTGATCTTAGCGTCGGCCTGGGTCCGGAAAGCATCGGTCTGCGGCAGGATGCCAACATAGCCCTCGCCTAGCAACCGTCCAGACACAGTGCCTCCTTCGTCATCTTACAGCCTAGCCGATTAGACAGAGATCGAATACAGGCCCGTGGTCAGGAAGGGGTAGGTGCGGTGCATCTGGCGGGCCGGCCGCTCAAGGAAGAGGGTCGGCCCATACGGAGCGTTGACCCCGCCGAACAGCGTGCCGCCCTTGGTGTATCCCATCGCGGGCACGATCCGGGCCTTAGTGTAACCTCCGGACCAGGGCAGGTACGATGATGAGCCCTTCTTGCCCCACGAGAACGTCCGCGGAGACTGGGTAGGTGCCGCGGCCTTAGCTATCAGAGCGGCTTTCAGGCTCAGCTCTTGAAGCAGCTTTCCAACTAGGCCCTCAGGCGTGTTGAGCATCTCCTCAAGTGCCTCTTCATCCCAGTGGATGTTGTAGTCGGCCACGGTCACCTCCCTTTACGTGCCGGGTCGTTCGGGTCGCCCATGAAGGTGCCGGGGATCTCCCGATCCTGCATGCGCCAGTCCATTTCGACCGGTGTATCGTCCCACTCCTTGCCCTGAAGGGCGAGAAGCTTCTTGTGCTGCTCCAGTGCGTACGCCACGTTGTCGAAACGCAGGCCAAGCTTGATCTCTACGTCTTCTACCTGCTCTTCAAGCGTGTTCTCGAACTTCGCGCCAGCGCTCTGCGCCGTCCGCCGCGCCTCCGCGATCTCATCGTAGATCATCGACCAGGCCACATTACAGAGCTGCCGGGCGTTTAGCGTTTCGAGCCTTTGGCCCGTGGCACGTCGGTACGTGCCTTCGATGCGGGCGTACTGGCCGAGGACCCATCGGCAGAGGGCTCGCGCCCCTCGGTAGGGCGGGCAGTGATAGCCTCCATAGCCGCGTTGATGAAATCCAGCAGCTCTTCAGGGCCGCCCTTAGTGACACGAGCGTGTGCCCTGAAGGCCTTGAACTCGGTATCGTCCCGGAGGACGCTCTGAAGCATGTGGTAGATAGCGATCAGGCCTTCGCCGCTGTCTACGGCTAGGTCAGAAGCTGCCGCCCACTCCATGAGGGCCATGTACCCAATCTCCTCGGAGAGAGCGAACTCCTCATCCTTGAAGGTCAGAGAGGGACCATCGACGGTCCGCTTGACGCGCTTGTCCTCGGGCAGGAGGGCAGCCTGGTCGGCGGTCTCAATCTGAAGGGCGGCCAGTTCCGATTCGGTAGTGCTCACGTGGTAGCTCCTTGAGCTTCGGTAGGATAGAGTCTGCCTGCAACTAGCAGTCCCCGCTACAGCCTACCTAGGCTGGAGACGAGCCCCGTGCCATGTCCGTGACACGGGGCTCTCTCACGCTTACGTTCCGGTTATACCCAGGGCCGGGTAGCGCTGGACCTGCGAAGCGGCGTTCCACGTGGACTTCATGGTCACGGCCGAGCTGACGCCACCGGCAACGGCGAAGTCAGGCAGGATGGTGCCGAAGAAGTACTCGTTCACGTCCACGCCACCGGACCCGGTCAGCGAGGGGTACAGGTAGAAGTTCCGGGACTGTCCGTCAACCGCGGCCTGGTAGGTCTGCGAGGTAGCGGTGTCGAAGAAACCGGTGAAGTCGCCAGAGGCGTCCGGAAGTCCGGAAACCCAGACCAGGTTCTGGTCACCCAGGGCGGTAACGTCCACCTTGGCGACAGTGAAGTTGATGGTGTAATCGGAGACAAAAGCCATCGGGCTAGCAACGGCGGTCCCGGAAGCGGTAGATCCGCCCGGGCCAGTAATCCCCAGGTACACCATGCCGTTACGGCCATGGATACGCGACACTAAGGTCACCCTCTCAAGAGAAGTTTCCTCGTGACGGCTCCTGACATGAAGTTACACGTCGGCCTCGACACTACTACATTCAGGGTAGGTTGTAGGGCTTACCTGCGCAACCTAGCAGATATTAGCGAGTTCCATGAGCTCCATCGCCTTCACCGCAGCGTTGTCGAAGGTCCGGTCGGCGATCGCGGCTCGGGACGCAAGGGCCATCTCTTCGCGGGACTTGTCGTGCTTGACGTACCACTTGAGCATTCCTATGGCATCTTCGGCATCGGTGAACGCGGGGAGGATAGCCCCGAACACTTCGTCGCTCTCGGGCCGATGGTCCCTCAGGAAGGGCAGTCCGCAGGCGGCCATCTCGATCTCCCGCGGACCCATGCAGATGCCTTCGCCCTTATGGGCCTCTTCGCCCTCTTGGCGGTAGAAGTTGATGCCCATCTTGGACAGCCGGTAGATCCGGGCGGTCTCGGTGTTGTCTACGCACTCGTCTTGCCGGTGACCTAGGTACTGGAGGATATCTGCGTACTCGGGCTTGACGTGCTCCCAGCCGTTGCCGCCGAAGGTCACTTCAAGGCCGCTCTCATGCAGCTTCATGTCGTGGAAGAACTTCTGCCGGGAGCCGAAGGCCGTGCCGACGAAGGAGAAGTCAGACTCGTAGGGGGTGACGCTGCGATCGGCCGGATAATGGAACTCCGGGTCGTAGGAGTGCCGCATGTAGTCGGTGACGCTCGGGAGCTGCTTCCACAGCTCAAGGTTCGCCGAGTCGTTCAGCAGGTTCAGGTCGGCGAACTGGCCGCGGAGCATTTGCTCATCGTCCTGGTACGGTGACTCTGTGTGAAGCATCACGATCTTGTGGCCGCGCATACGGATGAGCTGGAGCGTCGCCGCGGTCGTGTAGAAGGCGCTGACGAAGAACACCACATCGGGCCAGAAGATATAGCAGGCCTCGGAGATTCCCTTCATAGCCATCTGCATGATCTGTTCGTTATTGCTCATCGCGCCGCGGTGCGGGTACTGCCCGCACTCGGAGCACAGCTCACCAGAGGCATCTTCCATCTGGGCGCGGCCGTAGAAGGTCAGCCGGTCGTTGGTGTTGTAACTCATGACCTCGTGGCCTAGGGCCTTCAGAGCCTTGTACCAGCCGCGGTAGACGTCAGCGACGGAGAAATCCGGGCCAGGATGGACCATGAGTATACGCACGAGCACTCCAAGTAGTAGGGAGCCCGTGATTGTAACCTTTACGGAGCGCCACGGGCTCAGACCTAGTCTACTGGAGCAGGTACTTAGCCCTGACTATCGCGTTATGGATGTCTATCACAGCCTGGGCGAGCTGGGTCTTCAGGCCACAGTCCGGTAGCTCACTGACGCCTTCTGCGAAGTCGTAGAACGGGCCTGCCTGCATAGCCCGGAGCGTATCCAGCAGCTCGGTGTAGGTCACTGGAGGCTGACCGCGAAGTGGATGCGGGCGCCGAAGAAGGACTGGCCGTTCCACTCGATCGGGCCGTAGGAATCACAGCTCATAGGCTCGCAGTACGCAACCGAGCCGCCCAGGGTGTCATCCTTAGCGATCGCCATGGGCACGCTGACCACCGCGGCGTCGTTCTCGAAGCCCAGCCACTGATCCAGGGTCATCTGCATGCGGTCGCTCGTCGTTGCGTGGCCGACCAGCACGATTACATCAATATTGAAATCCGTCGCGGCCAGCAGCGTCCCGCCGATGTGTGCGAAGGGTCCGCCTAGCGTCCGACCGTACTTAGCGGTGTCCTTTGCGGGCAGGATCATCGCACACGGCGGGTTGATCTGGTCGAGAGGGTACGCCACGGCGGTCAGGGCAGGCTGAACGTACTGATTGATCTGGTTGGCCATGTTGGTGCGTACAACGCTGAGGTTAGCCATCGAAATCCTCCTGGGTGACAGGGTCGGGCAGGGTAGGGCCGGAGAGCTCCAGTGTATGCTTCTCGCCGTCTATGCTGACGATCAGGTTGCCGTCGCCATCCGGATGTACAGCGTGATAGAGCGCTCTCAGCATCAGCATGTCGGCGTCATGGTCCTCGGTGAGCTGCTTCTGGCCCAGCGCGATGATCTGGAGGTCGGCGAGGGAGTTACGGATGATCTTTGCGTCCCGCATACTCTGGTTCATGAAGGCTATGCCGACCATCATCTCGACGATGACCGCCAGATCGGACCACAGCAGGTTCCACCCGACCAGTCCGCCCGGGAACAGGAACGGGTGTGTCCACCAGACAAGTGTGAGGATCTGAAGCAGGAAGAACACCGACCAGCGCCGGTAGATCGACATGACCCGCCACGTCACGCGCTCGCCCCCCTGGAGCATATCTCCTGTGATGGCGTGCGGCTTGGGGGTTTTCCAGGCCAGGTACATGCTCTTGCAGACGTTGACCGGATTTCGCGGCAGTTTGGTGCTTTCGAGAAATTTTGCCTCTATCTGCTGCTCCCTGATCTCGTTTTCAGTCAGCTCATCCACCGGTTGTCTCCCATTTCAATGTCCATGCTTCGTCCACGGTCGCCGTGAGAGGCACTTCCTCACCCCAGCTAGCAACCTGAAAGTCTGGTAGCAGAAGCGCGGCGTGCGGCCCCCATTCGGTCTCATAGCCCACGACCAGTCCGGGGGTGAGCGTGTACCACGGGTTTACCGACCAGAAGTCCTTCAGTTTTACTCTATCGGACCACCGGTTGAGCTTCATTTCGGTCAGCAGGCGCAGAATACTCGGCTCGGCATAGATCGAGTGCAGCCAGGCAAGCTCTGTAGCATTCAGCCGGAGGCCCGTCATCAGAAGGCACGAGTTAGCGACCGCCATGACCACGCAATCCGGGCTCGACTCGTTCCCCATCCATGGTGAAGCGGGGTCCTTGAGCAGCGGGAACGGCAGCGCGGCCGTACGGCCCTTATAGGCCTTGGTAGGAGCCTTTTTCGACTTAGCTGAGGAGGCGTGGGACTGTTTCGCGGATTTAGCCTGGGCCGCCTGGGTCCGGTTCCCCTTTCCTGTCGCGCGGTTCGACTTCGCGCTCTGGTGAACGCTCGTCGCGTGGACACTAGACCGGCCTCGGGACGCTGTGGTGCTCGTTTTCAGCGCGGTGTCCACATTCTGGCTCTGATTGGTGCTCGCGCTCGACGAACCACCGAGAATCTTGAGCGGGCGCCCGCGTTTCTTGCCCGTAGCCTTCGCTTTGGCGCCTTTTGAGTTCTTATAGGCCGTCCGGGCGATGCGAGTGCTCGCTTTGAACGCTTTTTCCTCGTACGTGTGCGCGGCACCAGCGGTCATAGTCTGCTGAACGGCCTGCTGCATGTACGTTCGCGACGAAGCCTCCGCGTACTGGGCGCGAGAGAGGACCGCGAGGTGCTGACGGAGGTTTTCGTTCGTGCGAGCGCTTAGAGCCGTGCCCTGAGCCCCGCGAGCGCTCTGCTGGACGGCGAAGGCGGCTACTGAAGCGGCCATGGCTTGGTGACGGGCGCTGTTTGACGCCTGGATAGCCTTGTTCGCGGCCTGCAACCGGCCAGCACGTAGCGCCCGGGCGGCGTTGTTGATGCGAATGTTCTGATATGCCGCGGTGTACGCCTTCTGGTAGGCCTTCCACTGAGCAGCGGTCGCATGCAGGCCCACCGGTGCCGCCTTCTGGGCAGTTTTCTTCGCCGCGGCACGGTTTTTCTTGGTCTTAGCGGAGACCGGGTTCTTAGCTGCCAAAACCGAATCCCTTGTACGGGTCCGGAACCTCGGCTTCGATCGGGACGACCCAGTCCGCAGGGCGCTCGTGGTCACTCCGGCGCTCCACTTGGCAGTACACCGAGCCGGCCGGGTCCTGACGCATCTGCGCCTCGTCCAGCGCCTCTTCGTCCTCTTCCGGCTCATCGTCTTCGTCGCGGAGATCCCGGATCTGGACCCTAGCGAACGACCATTCGATTGCGTACGCGTTTCGTTTGAGCTGCACGATAAGCTTCACGAGGGGCCTTCTTCCTGAGTCTTGTCCGTGAGTAGCGCCGCGAGGTTTGTGAAGCCGTCTTCACGCAGAAGAGTAGCGATTTCGCCTAGCCCTCCGGGGGTGTCGGCGTTGAGGCGGTCCATGAGTTCGGCCTGGTCGGCGGCCCGCTTCTTCTGATGCCTTTTCCAGGGAATTCTTGCGAGCGCAAAGCCCAGCAGGGCACCCACCCCCCAGTTCAGGGCATCGTGCCAGAGACCAGCCATGACGAGAGCGTGGTAGACGACCATGAGCCCAGTTTACCGGCCCGTGAGCGGAGGAGCTTAGACCCCGACCTTCTTGCGGTACTTCACGTAGGGCCGCAACATTTCTGTCACCCAGGGGTTCGAAGAGATTTTCGCGATTCCGAGGTCTGAAACGCCCTGCATGCCGTAGTAGGAGTCCTTCATCTTGAAGAAGTCCGTCGCGAGGATCAGTGCGGCCATGCTGACGCCCGGAGGAACCGCATTCCAGCCCCACGTTCCGGTGATCTGAACCCTGTCATAGCGAGTGAAGGGCCAGATGAAGGGCAGCCAGCCCCCGCCGACCGCGTCGTTCTCGCCTTCGTTGCCCTGAAGTACCTGAAGCTGAGTGTAGGGGCGGGCGATGCCGACGCTGTTCACATTGTAGTTGTTCTCAAGGTCCGCGGGAGTGCCTAGCTTGAGCGTGTAGTTGAGGCCGTACGTCCAGGTGACGTTGTAGTCGCCGTTCCCCTGATAGTCCAGGGCTACCTGAGTGGCCTCCACGACGCTAGGGGTGCTGACCAGGTCGTCGATATGCATCTCCCAGACGCTGCCCGCGGGCGAGAATGTACGAGCCTCCGTTACCTGGTAGAAGTGTCGCTGGCAGTACTGGTTGATCCAGTCCATGACCGTCTGGATAGCAAAAACGATCTCGTAGTCGGAGGCGGTGTCGCTCTCGGCGATGCTCAGACGGCTCTTCAGCTCTTCCTTGCCGCAGTACCAGCTAGTCAGGCCGGTCAGGGCGTCCGTGGTCGGGAAGGTCCGGAAGGTGTCGGTCTGTACGTACTCATCAAGGTTGCCGCTAGTGAGAGTTGGTATCCATACGACGGACCAGAGACCATACGATCCTGCGACGGAGGGTTCCGTAGAGAGCTTCAGCGCGTAGTTGCCCGCACTCGTGTTTGTCAGGTTAGCCGATGAGCCCAGAGTGTAGGTTGTAGAGCCGCCAGCGGGGTCAATGACGACAGCCGTAAGAGTAGTGACGTTAGCGGGCACACTACTTTGCGTGAACTCCACGGTACGGACCGTGTAGTTCAGAGCGTTATCATACAAAACGATCGAGCTCAAAGTACCTCCCAGGACTATTTTCAGAGTACCGGGAATACCTCTGCGGGTCACCTGGTTGTGATGATCGCAAGGCCTAGCCACCGTAAAAACGAAACCCAAAGGACAGGCGCTAGGCCCTAACCCGTAGGAGATCATCATGACAGACATCACCGCCCTCATCCGGGCCGAGCTTGACGCCGGTACCCGTGACCTGAACGACATCACCCGGAAGGCGTTGAACGCGGCCTTGACCGGCAAGGACCCCGCTGAAGCCCTGTTTGGGCTCGTCCGGAACCACGCGAGCACGATGCTCCGGTCCTACGTCGCGACTGCGGAGAAGACGTGGCACGTAGCCGAACGGGAGCTGTCTAGCGCCGAGCGCCGCGGAGACCACCGGACCGAGTACGTGAACACCGCCACTGAAGCCCGCAAGAAGCTAGCCGTCGAGACGTTCTACGTTCCCGGTGAGGGACAAGTCGCGTGGGGACAGGCAACGGTCGGGCAGCACCAGACGGCTATCGATCACTCTCAGAAGTACATCGCAGGACATCAGGCAGACATCGACCGTCACCGCAAGGCTATCCTCGCGATCGAGACGGCTAACGTCACCTGCATGGACCTTATCGAATAAGACTTGCTCGGCGGCCAAACTTGGTACGAAACCCAACTGCTTAACGCCGCCGAGTACCTTTTGGCTGAGCCAGACGCTCCACGAAACCCAGAGAAGCTACGCTCAGCCTTACAATTACATAGACTTGCTCGGCGGCCATGCAAGGCACGAAACCCATAACTCAGACGCCGCCGAGCATCCTTTGTCCGGCCAAGCATCTTACGAAACCCACAGCAAAAACGCCGGACACCTATCAAGGAGAATGCCATGACCATAATCAAAGAATACACCCCCGCACAGGCCCGCAAGCTCGGGCTCATCGAAGACTTCCCTGCTGAGGCCACGCTCAAGACGAAATCCAACCCCGTGGCGCCTCAGCAGGGAGCAAGCTCGGAGCAGGCCAAAGGATTGACGAAAACCATGCGACAGACGCCTGCTCCGGTTATGTCCTGGGGGGACCTCTCGGCCTTCCGCAGCATCGCCGAATCCCTGACCGATGCCAAGAAGGCCCGCGTCAGCGCCGTGAACCGGGTCGAGCGAGGCAACACCGCGGATTCCCTCATCGGCAAGGCCATCGTCGGCGCGGCCGAGCAGCAGGAAGAGATGTTCAAGGCCATGCTGCTCGACGAGTACTCCCGGCAGATCCCCGACCACGTCCGCAACTGGGCACGGGCGATCCCCGGCTTCGGAGACGGCGTGCTGTTCGCCCGGGTCATCGGCGTTCTCGGGCACCCGCGGATAGCTACTCCCTACGCGTGGGACGACAAGCATAAGAACCTGATCCCCGGAGAGCCATTCGAGCGCAGCGTCTCCCAGCTCTGGCAGTACGCCGGGTGCGGAGACCCGATGTCCAATCCTCGCGGGGATATCCTCGGGCACTCCCCAACCGGAGAAGACAAGCTCCGTGGCGGCAAGCGAACCGTTCTTCGTCCGCTCCTGTACACGTTCAGTTCCTACCTTCAGCGCTCTTCCCGGCATGAATCTATCGCTAACTCGAAGTACTTCCAGGTGCTGACTGAGGCTAAAGCCGACGCCGCGTCTAAGGTACACACCCGCCAGTGCCAGAACAAGAAGCGTCCGCCGATGGGCTCTAATGGCTGCGGTACGGTTCAGCATCCCGAATGGGGAGAGCCGGGATCTCCGTGGCGCCCAGGTCATCAGCAGGCCCATTCGCACCGGATTGTAGCGAAGGAATTCCTCCGGGACCTCTGGATCGTCTCGGAGTAACAAGCTTGCTCGGCGGCCATAGTCCATACGAAACCCAGGTCCTGAACGCCGCCGAGCACTATTCTTGTCGATAGCCAAACTCACGACGAAACCCAGATCGAGCACGCTATCGGCATTAACTTCCCCGGCTCGGTCATAGGTCCTACGAAAACCAGACGCTCGACGCCGAGCCGGGGAATTAGTTATCGTCAAGGGTTGTTGAGCAGGCAGTATGATGATCGGGTACCGTTGAGCATGATGGTTCGTCTACAGATGGGTGACTAGGTTGTCGCTAGCAGACCGCGCTTCGGAGAGTAAGGATCTGGAAGCAGACCTTAGGAACGGGCGCCTACCCCACAACGCGGTTTCCCAGCGATGGGGCTGCGGGGAAACCTCGGTCCGCCGTTGGCGCAAGGCAAACTCCGTCGCGTTGATGGAGGCGTCCGACATCTTGGCTGATCCCTACGCCGTTACGGACACCCAGCGCCCCGCCGCGGTCACCCACAAGGCCGTACCCGTAACGAAATGGACACCCGGCATCACGATCTCCGGGGACACCGCCGAGTTCAAGACGCCGCTCCAGCCGGCCGAGCAGTCTGCGGATGACCGGCAGCTCCTGCTCGATGCGAACCTTGACCCGGATGAGTGGGTTATCACCAAGCTCACTACCTACCAGACCTACGGTGAGAACGGCGCCGAACTCAAGGCCTACTGGATTCGCGCGACGAAGCAGCCCAAGGGTGTCAGCGTTGAAGACATGGACGCGATACTCGCCCAGTACCCCATCCGGGCACCGCTCTGGGAGACCGAACTTCTCGCCCCCCCGCGAATTCTCATGGTTCCCTCGGGAGACCTACAGCTCGGCAAGCCCGAGGGAGGTGGCACCGAAGCGACCATAGAGCGCTTTGCGCGGTACACCAACGACATCGCCAAGGATCTCGCCGAGTCGGGGGGTGTGGAACTTCTTGTGCTACCTTGGCTAGGCGACTGCATCGAAGGCATCGTCTCACAGGGCGGCCGGAACATCGCCTCTCTGGACCTGCCCATCACCGCCCAGGTGCGCGTCTACCGCCGCCTGATGATGCACCAGCTCCTCACGCTCGCTCCGTACGCCAAGAACGTCCTCGTTCCGGTCGTCCCCGGCAACCACGACGAGACCACCCGGCTCCAGATTATGCCCCACACGGACTCCTGGGCCATTGAGGGCGCCTCAGCCGCCGCGGACTACCTCTCAGACCGGGAAGGCTTCCAGCACGTCTCCTGGGCCTTCCCTGAGGCCGGAGAGCCCCACCTCACTATCCAGGTAGACCCCAAGCTCACTGTCGGCTTCACCCACGGGCACGTAACAGGCGGAAACCCGGCCAAGGTCCTCGACTGGTGGGGCAAGCAGAGCCACGGCCGTCAGTCAATCGGCGAAGCGGACATCTTGGTCTCGGCCCACTGGCATCACCTGCGCGTGGAGTTCACTGGAGGCGGCCGGACTTGGATTCAGGTCCCCGCGATGGACGGCGGCTCATCCTGGTACAGGCACAAGACCGGTGAGCAGGTAGTGTCCGGTCAGGTGACCGTCGATCTCACGCCTGGCGTCGGCTGTGGCTGGACCAACCTGAAGGTGTACTCCTGATGTACCCGGTAGATCGCAATGACGACGATGATAAACCCGTTCCCGTCGTGTGCTGGAATTGCGAGCGTGTGACTATGAGCGCTACGGGCCACATCTCCTGCTTGTGTGGCTGCTCCCAGGGCGTGACTAACGCTCCAGCGCGCTTCCAGAACTCGTACGACCCCGAGTTCGCGGCAACAGCCTCTTGCCCGTAGACAGCCGCCGAGGCTCCTGAGACACTAGTAAGCGTGTCAACAGAAGGAGTCTGATGTTCGCTGTCCGTGTCCTCCTGGGTGCCGCAGTGGTCTTTGCCGCTGTAGGTGCCTTTGCTCTCGGTGCTGTAATCACCGTCGCGAACCCGCTGTGGCTGCCCTGTGCGGCTATCGCCTGTATCGCGGCGGCGCTGCTCGTCGAGCGTAAGCCCTAGAACACAGAGAAGCCCGTACTTCGCTAGAGCAGTGAAGTACGGGCTTCGCCGTTAGATAACCGGATCACCTCCCAGTTAGCAGTGCGTATCATCGCAACCACCTCCCAGGACTCGGGGACCTACCTTTGTTTCACCCTATACCCCCAGAACTGCTGAGTGCAATGGGACGTTAGCTGGCACGTGTGGCTGTCCAGATACCTCCATAGCAGGATGAACCCGACGATCGCGGCCACGGCAACCAGGTACAGGAAGATCTTCTCGGCAGTCACGCCGTGATCCCCTCGCGCTGAAGCAGTCTTGTCGCGATCTTCTCATACAGCGTGTCCCCCGGCCGGACCATGCCGCTCGCGCGGTACTTAGCGAGGCTAGCCAGCGCCGAGCCGGGCAGGAGGTGCGGCGGGACTTCCATCGCTATGCCGCGATGCCTCGTCTTGCTCGCTACGCGGACCTGACGGCGGTTTTCCTTCTCGTGCTCGATCCTGTGCGCCAAGGACTGTTCGCTCAGGTGACGTCCCTGGTGGAAGAGCGGTCGGCCGCAGAGCCGGTGGTTGGTCATCTTGTGGTTGCAGAATTCCATATGGAGCTCCCTTCGTTAACAGGGAAAGCAAACAGGGTGCCGGGTTTATTCCGAGATCTTGGCCGCGGTCTGCCACATGGTCCGGGCTATGCGCTGGACGTAGTCTGCCGCAGCGGTGCTGCAAGGTACTTTGATGGAGCTGAGCTTGATCGAGAGGGCGTGCTGAATGTCTACCTTGCAGAGGGCTTGGACAGCAGTAGCGAAAGCACGGTGCTCTTCATCCGTGAGCTCCGTGCTTTCCACGTCGTAGGTGTACCGGCTGTCCATAGTCCAAGGATACCGGCTGTAGAGCTAGTCGTCAGGCGTTGTTCAGTATGTGCTCGAACAGGATTTTACCGTAGGCGAGCCGAGACCAGCCGTCTAGCCCTGCCTTCTTCATAGCGTTGTCGATCGCCTTGGCGGTCTTAGGTGCCTCGCTGAGAAGGGCGTCATACTGGTCGCCGGTCACTTGAAGCACCCGCTAGCGCCCAGAGCCCGGTCCAGGGTGTACAGGTCGAGCGGGGTTACGTAGCCCTGCCAGCGACCGTCCTCGAAGAGCTGAATGTTCGCGTCGAAGTACGCCTGATCACAGAGCTGGGAGCAGATCATGTGCTTCGTTGAGTCCACGTACTCACGCAGCGGGCGGCCACCGGGGATATGCAGCCGGTGCATCGCGATAGCCTGGTAGTCCAGGAACGAATAGGGCACGCCGATGTACTTCTGAGCCGCGGCTACCACGTCATTCAGGGCCTTGCCGTACTTCGCGGCGATATTCTCACACCAGTAGATGTGAGAATATTCGCTCACGTTGCCGACGCGCGCCCCGCCTGGCTCAGCCTCAAGGATCGAGCCGTCAGGAAGCGGGCCAGATGCAGTACGTCCAGCGATCGACAGGAAGGCGTGCTGGTAATCAGCGAAGCCGTCTCCGTTCAGGAGCTGGCCGATGCGGATTAGCTTGCCTACATCACCGGAGATCTGGGTAAGGCCGATGGTACCGGGCTGTACGGTCACTTTGAGTCCTTCTTCACAGTCGCGTCCTTGGTCACGGTCACCTCGGGCTTAGGTTTGGGCCTGTTGTCATTGCGGTAGAAGCCGGAACCCTTGAACACGGTAGCCGGGGCGGTGAAGACGCGCTTCATCTCTACCCCTTCAACCCAGCAAGAGTCTTCAATGCACAGCACTATGGTTTCGCTGATCTCGGACATCAGCTCTTCGATCTCGTCGCGAGCCCCGCACGCAGGGCACTTGAACTCGTAAGTCGGCATTGTCGCCACGGCCGTTCTCGTACCCGTCGTCGTAGCCCTCGGAGTTACCGTCATCCCAGCCTTCTGACCAACCTTCGTTGTAGCCGTCTTGGCGCTCGGCTAGGATCAGGTCGATGGCGGCTTCCACGGACGGGTCGAACGGCAGCGGTTGCAGGATGCGAGTCAGCTCTTTACGCAGCCGGTCGCGCTCGTCTATCTTCCACTTATCAACTACGGTTTTTGCCATGCTCCCCGCCTCATGTCGGCCCAGTCGTCCACAATGGTGTTCCATCCTACTGCTGCTGGACAGATCTCCCACGCTCCGCCGGCCAAGATCGCGCCGTGTTTCATAGAAGCCATGATCCTGCCTTCGAGGGAAGCTTCCTTGTCCGCGTCACGGAACGGCCGGTACAGCCAGATGATGTCCGCATTCTCGTAGAAGCCGGCATTGACAGTCAGCGCATCACCCTCCCGCACCGGACCGCGGGCCTGTGCACGAGAAGCCATAGCCGGATTGATCTCTACACCAGAGGGCTCAAGGCCGAACAGCTCGCGGGCGAGGACCATCTTGGTGCCGGTGCCACAGCCTACGTCCAGGAATTTAGGTCCTACCGTCTCGGCCATGCACTCCACCAGAACTGCGGTGAAGTCGGCGAGCTGGTACGGCATGAAGGGCAGGTAGGTCGGGTCCTTGCGGTCGCCGTGCATCAGCAGGCGGTGCTCTTCGCTCTGCGCCCACCGGATCTGCCGCTGTACGTGACCGGCCTTGGTCGGCTCAGTGACGAGGTCGGGGATCATGGGGTCCTCTCGTGCTCGGCGACGTCCTTGGCTAGCTCGCCGATAGTCTTAGCGACTGGACGCCGGTTCAGGGACTCGTTTACCGCGGCCTCAGCCTGCGCGCGACCCTCGGGCCGGGCAAGCGCGCTGATTGCCGCGAGCCAATGGCGCTGGATCTTCGGGTTGACATCGAGCCACTCGGGGATAGGGCGGCCATTGTAGCTCTGCCCTTTGGCGTCCTCGCGGTACGCGGTGTAGGCACGCTCGGCCATCTCCCAGAGGACGGCTTCCCAGTCGAGATTAGGAGTCATCGTCGCCCCAGAAGTGTTCGTAGTCCGTGTCGTCGAAGTCCAGGTCTTCGAACTTGTCGCCTCCGCGGATCTCGGGCTTGCCTGTACTAGGGGTCTCGTCGAGAGGTTCAGGATTCATGATTTCTCCTTGGGTAGCGAGGTAGTAGGCCTCTGGGTAGATGAAGAAGTAAATCGGGTTCACGGCAGCCAGTCTAGTCGGGCAGTGAACGTTAGTAGACGGGCCAGCCGGGTTTCAGATTCAGTGCCTGAGGATCATTCAGGCCGACCCAGCCCTCCGCGCCGTGGCGTTCCGACCAGTCCAGCTCAGGGAGTCCGGCGAGGTAGCCCGCGGTAGCCCACCAGAAGTTCCCGCCGAATATACCTGGTTGCTGGATCTGGTCCGGGTACTCTTCGTGTGTCAGCCAGTGCAGGCCAATCGTGTCGAAGTCCGTGAGCTGCTGTATCCGCAGAGGCCAAGGGGCTATTAGCATCTCATCCATCTCGCGGCGCCAGTTGGCGTTGAGCGTTGAGTTGTGGAAGGCGCCTTTGGTGTGCGTGTACAGGACCGGTACGACGGGGTTCAGCACGCGTTTGCACAGGTCATGCAGGCGCTGGAGCGTTACCTGCTCGTAACCCTCATCGGCCTCTACACAGACCTGTACTCGGTCGCTTAGCCAGTCCTTGACGCGCACTCGGCTCTCTTCAGGGCCGACGATCCCGCAGATGTGCTTGCCAGGGAAGCCGGTACGATCAAGCAGCCC